TTTGTAAGGCCAAATGCAGCAATGGGAGGCGGAGTAAGCGGCGTACCTGGCGAAAATGTAGATCAAACAAAGGCAGAAATTCAAGGTTTAACGCAACAGCTTGCACTACTTAAATTACAAGCGAAATCATTCACAGCGGCAGGCTTAACAGCAGGAATTTTAGCTAGTACATCTGCATTCCGAGAGCAAACAGCGCAATTAGGATTGCAATCAGAAGCACTGACATTGCGCAATCGGTTACAGATGGAAGGCGTTAAGCCTGAGCTGATAGAAGGTGAATTGCAAGTATTAGCAGTAAACCAAAGATTAAGGGATGCGGCTTCAGCCCTTAATATGGACAATAAAGAACATGTAGCAATATATAACGAATTAAATCAGGCAGCTATAACTACAGCAACTGCAATTCGTGCTTACGCCGAAGCTACCGCCGCTGCATCATCACCAATACAGCAATTCATTGAATCTGCTCAAACACAACTAAAAGACCTTGAATCTGTAGCTGTTCGTGTATCACAAGGTATTGGTGATGCTGTTGGCAATTCATTAACAAAAGGCATTCAAGGTTTAGTTGAAGGCACAACAACAGCGCAACAGGTATTCGCTGATTTCCTTAAATCTATAGGCGACATTTTAATGCAGGAAGGCACAAAGATGATTGCTACTTACACTGCAATCGCGATAGCAAAATCACTAGCCGGACTGTTCGGCGGTGGCGGCAGTGCTATCGGTGGCGGCAACGCCTTTGGCGCCGCAGCATCAAGCTCTACTTTTAGCGCTGGCACCGGCACCGCTTTCGGTGGCATGAGCATCCCAGGGTTCGCCGCTGGCGGCAATCCACCAATTGGCAAGGCATCACTGGTCGGCGAGAAAGGCCCTGAGTTGTTCGTGCCACGTACCTCGGGCACTATTTTCCCAGCGGACGATACGGCAGCAGCAATGGCGCGGTATCAACGCCAAGGCGGCAGTAGCAGCGGTAATAGCAGCAGTGATGCAATGGGCGCTGACGCAGCGGCAACTCCTGTATTATCAATGAGCTTTGAAACTACACGCTTCCTAGGGCAGGATTATGTCAGCACTGACCAGTTGCAAGCAGCGATGATGGCAACAGAAAAACGTGCAGCAGCGGCTGGAGCAAAGGCTGGTGCTGCGCAAGTTACCAGTAAGTTGCAGCAATCACCGGCCTATCGCAGACAGGTAGGTTTAAGATGAGCGTATTTGTTATTGGTAATTTTGTTACTTTTACTGATACTGCAGGTGGGATTACAAGATGGCAGAACTTTTTTTCTGAAGGGCAGGTTACCTTTGCAGGCAACACATATCAGCTATTGCCATTTAATTATCAAGGCGCACAAAAAACAAAAAGCGGCGATAACATCAGCAGCCAGCTTACGTTACCTGCAAACCCATTAACTTTGAACTGGGTACAAAGTGCAGTAAATACTGGCTGGCAGGTAAATGTGAAAACATATCAGCTCAGTGATACTTATGCGCCATATTTGCTGTTAGGTGATGAAACCTGGATTGCGACTGGATTAACGTATAATACACAAGCGGTCGAGATGGAATTAAGTAGTGCGATCGATGCAATTGGTGCGCAAGCGCCTAATTTACGAATCAGCCGTGAAGCCGTCGGCGCATTGCCAACCACGGGCGCTATTAGATCCGGCTGATCTTATCGGGCTGCCATACAGGCTTGGTGCTGAGCCAGCACGTCATGGTGCTACAGACTGCATTAATTTATGCAGGTGGGTATTGGCGTGGCATGGCATTGAAGCGCCAGTACCAGCCCGCAGTTGGTATCGGCGTTTACATGCAGGTGATACCAGCATCTTTAAGGAGCAACTAGAATTATGGGGAACACCAGCCGAAACTGGTATTATTGCGTTAGTGCAAGCTGTTGACAGTTTTGGACTAGCTGTTTTCTACGACACCGGATGGCTTCATTGCAGCGCACAAACCAACCGGGTGATATGGTCACCAGCCGTCAAATACGAGGCGCGATATTGCCATGGGAAAAGCAATTAATTGATACTTTAGGGCTCACGATTGAAGAATATAACTGGTACGCAAATGAGGTGGCAAATTACCGCCCAGAGCGCGATCCAGCTTATGACCATGTGCCGCATGTGGTATGCGATCCAATAACAGTTGGTATTGTTACAACAGTAGTTGGCATTGGCGCTAGTGTTGCCGCATCAGCAATGGCACCAAAGCCAAAGCTGCCACGTCAAACTGATCCAGCTCAACAGCAGCAGCAAGAGCAGCGTGGCGCGGATGTAAGTGGTGTTAGCGTTAGCAGCTCTAATCGGTTTACCAATGTCGATGGCTTCACTTCAGTACAACCGCTTGCGCGACTTGGTGAGTCGATGCAATTGGTATTTGCTAATCGTCGCAATAATTACGGTGGCGTAAGAGTAGAAACAAAACTATTGTGGTCGCAATTATTAAGCAAAGGTGATGGACAGGAACTGCTAGCAATATTCCTTGCTAATGGTGGAGAGTTAGCATCACAGCCGGATTTTGACGGGATGGGGATTGGCGATAGTTTATTACGTGGCTATCAAGCAAGTAAATTAGCCATGTATTTTAGGAATGGCAATTCAACTAACCGTATAAGTATTACAGATAAAAAAGCAGGTGATCTGCAACCACGCGATGCAAGTGATGTATTTCTAGCAGAATTAAAAACTAATAATAATATGCAACCAATATTTAGCGGAGTGCGGATACCATCTACCATGGCAACATTTGGCATATCAGAACCATTGCGTAACGCGCAAGGGTTTAAGTTGCCTTATAAACGTGTCAGAGACGTTAATCCACCTGAGCCAATATTTCAATTTAATTTTGAATTATATGCAAGAGATACCGAAGAATATCAAAAGAAACTTGCGACAAAAAATGCAGCAGTGCAAGAGAAATATAAGGTTGAATCATTATTCGCATCACGAACAGGCATTATGCGGGTGGAAGGCAAATCAGAGCCTAGCAATCAAAGACATTTAGACCTTGATGTGGCAGTAGGTGATATTATACAATTTGAAGTTTTTGGAGACAACGTAAGCAGCACGTTTGGCGAATTTGGCAATAGCGATATAATTGCTAAAGAAAATAATAACAGGCAGTCTGTTGATGATACAATTATTGTAGGAGAAACTTACCTTGTTGGTGGTGCGGAAGCAGTTTGCATATCCGAAAGCTCTGACGAATTATGGACTACCAGCAAATCAAAAACTTTTAAATTTAAGGTTTTAGATGTAGGCAGAACTCGCGTAGTAAATGTAGGGCTTGCTTGCCATGGCGCTGATTTTAGGCAACAAAGTTTAGGAGCTTTTAACAATCCAGCTTATGGGCCTACATTAACAAAATTAACAATTGCGCATTTTACTACAACAAGGAAATTAAATCAGGTTGAAATTGGAATCAAATCGCAAGTATATAAACGGTTTGCAGGAATTGCTAATTTTGCTAGTATCCCAGATGAGAGCACTTTAACAAGGATTGAAAACGGCGGCAATAATTTTAATGTTGGAACTTACAGCGAATATGGAATGCGATATTCATTTTTTAGGCTTGAAATTAGAGAAAAAGGTGGTACTGATTATGTGCGATTAGTAAATCAACCAGGCGGCATATTCGCAGTAAAGGGGCGAACACCTGTAAGCCAATTTAATTTCATACGGGTTGCATTCCCCAGTATTGAAAAGCAATATGAGATTAGATTCAGACCAGTAAGTGGCGGCCAATATCTTGCAAATCAATTTCAAACTGGCAATCCCTTATGTATATTAGATTCAAGGACAGGTTCAGCGCAAGAATATACAGTGCAAAATAGCACTATAGGCGCCTTTCAAGTTTCTTTTAAGGGTCATCTAGAAAGAATAACGCAAGGAACTGCAACCAATGAAGTAATGTTTTATGGTGGCAAACCAACCCAAGGTTTAGTAACAGGATTTACACCGATAGCATACTCAGCAAATAATGCCTTAAACCCCACCACTTTTGCTACAACTGGAGGATCAGGCTCAGGGTTAACAGTTAGGGTGGAGAGTTCCCCTAAGCCAGATTTCAGCCCATCAGGAACAGTATTGGTAGGCATGGCACCACGATGGCTGCATATGGGCATCATGGGCGCTCCAGAGCCTAGCTACGAAGGCCAAACATATACAGCAGATGTACAATTTACCAACGTAACGCCATTACCTGGAGGTGGCAATGGCACTCATTTTATTATAGTAAGACTTACTTTAAGAGCTACATCCCTTGCGACATATGGGTATTTTGGTACTGGCTACGGGATACGAGTTGCTAATGGCTATCCATACGATGACGATGAAGGATGGGGAAAACCATTGTTATGGGTCAATCAAAATTTAGCAAGTTCAATAGTTACGATAATTAGTGATTCTAGTAGTTATGACGAATCTTCAAACGCCAGTTTTATACCACCTGATGGTGAATATACGGTAAGCAAACCTAACGGATTCGCAACACCATACAATGGCACAATATTAACGCGCATTTACGTTACATATGCAGCTTTAACAACATATATTGCTGGGTTATCAATTGTTAATGGTGGTGCAAATTATAAGGTAAATGATCGAATTACTGTAGTCAGCAATACCATCAATCTACCGCAAATTACAATCACTGATGTGGCTTCCCCGGATATTGCGCAAAGGATTGAGGAGCCATTTGATGCGGTTGCTGATGTATATATGAATGACGGGCAGGAAGGAAGCCATGAGGCAGGCCCTGAACATCAAATTGTTTACGTAAATGAGCAACGACAAAACTTTTTAACTTTTAATGATAATACCGTTCCATATGCTCCTAAGTATGAAGAGATGACGCTGCTTGGCTTGCAATTACGTAGCGGCAAGGAATGGAGCAGTTTTAATAATTTTACGTATTATGCCAAGCAAGGTTGCAAAATACGTAAGATAATAAATGAAGCCAACGGCAATACCTACGACGTAACCAGTACTGCGGTTGAAGCTGCATCAAACTTATACCCAGAAATTTTATACCACCTTGTGGCTACATCTAGCTTGATGCCTACGACCATGATCGACTGGGATGGCTTTGCGGAAGGCTGTAAAGTATGTTTAGCAAATAACTTCTACTGGGATGGTGTGTTATCAGCACCAGTAAATATCAGAGATTGGGGCCATGAGAATGCACAATACTTTTTCTTGGATTTTATGGTGCTTGGCGGCAAGTTATCGCTACAGCCAACATTCCCGGTAGTAAAAGGGTCGGATTTAAACGGTTACACATTAGCTGGTGCGTATAATCGCAAGCCAGTAATATCTGCTTTATTTACTGATGGCAATATTATCGAGGATTCGCTTAGCGTAAATTGGTATCCTGCGGAGCAACGCAAGGCACCGCAGATATTAGTTACGTTGCGTGATGAGGTGGAGAACGGATTTGCTGAAACTCGCAATATTTTAGTAAGTCGCGTTGGAACAGATAATCCACAAGTTGAGGCTATAGATTTCACAGGTTTTTGCACTAGCGCAGATCACGCCATACAATTTGCAAAGTTATTGATTAACATTAGATTCCATGTAACGCATGTAATAGCATTTAAAACTTTACCTAGTGGTTTGGCCTTACAGCCAGGGCAATATTTTAGGGTATCAAGCCAAGCCAGGCATGTAGAGCGATTCCAGAATGGTTACGTATTAGAAAATGGCACTGTGGTATCTAGTAGCCCAATGGCGGCTGGCACCTATACCGTTTATTTCTGGCGTTCCGGCATGATGCAAGTGGAGGAGCGGTCGATGGTAATTGGCGCTACAGGCAAAACAACGCCTGAATTTGCCAATAGTGTGTTTACGGAATATAATGACACGACCAGCAACCGTTTATACAAGGCAGAGCAAATCGCTTATGATGAGGAGGGGATGGTGGAAATAACTGGTAGCCATGTACCACTGATGCCTGATGATGGCAGGATTACGTATTTAAACATGGACGACGCACTGTTTACGGTACAAAACGAGCAATGAGTACAGCAGGCCCCGATTTCCCTGAGCTTGTGCCTACAGCACGGTCGATGTCGCCTGGTGATTTTGCGGGTAAAACTTTCCGCTCACAAAGCGGCGTTGAAGCACGGGTGCAATATGGCAATAAAGCATTTGATAAGACGATGGATTTGGAATATAGCAATATCACTGAAGCCAATGCGGCTCTGATCCATGATCATTATTTAGCTTGTAATGGCACGTTGTATTATTTTAATTTATTGCAAAAACCCAAAAGCGGCAATGAAACATTCCATGTAAATGATTCAAGCGGTAGCACACCCAATCGCTTTAGCGCAGCACCGTTTGGGCTAAAATACCGTTATGCGGAACCACCGCAATTTAGTAGCGTGAAAACTGGGCGCATGTCCGTTACGGTAAAACTAATTGGAGTGCTTGACTCATGACTTATTACAGCGGCAAGGATGGCACCCTCACCTATAACGGCACAGTCGTAGCCAAAGTAAGCAACTGGAGCGTATCTGCCACGGTTGATACGCTTGAAACCACAGTGCTTGCTGATGGTGATCGCACCTATGTCCCAGGTTTGCGCACTAGCAGCGGCAGTGCAACAATCTTTTATTACGACGATGCAGCAAAACCATTATTAGAACGCATAATAAAAACTAGCAGCGTAAGCGAATCGGATATACTTGTTATCAAACTTGGCTGGGGCACTAAGTTAATTCAAGGCAGTTGTATTATTACCAGTGCAGAGTTAAGTTGTGCCGTTGGTGAGGTAATGCAGGCTAGTGTCCAGTTCCAATTCACTGGCGCACCAACTGAGGTTACTTTGTAATGACCGTTTATCTCGGCAACGCAGGTAATGTAACTTTCAGCCGTAGCAGCGAAGAAGTAATTACAGGCGTTATTGCACCCGCTGCTGTAGAAATTGCAAAAGATATGTTCAGCTTTGACTTTAAGCAAGGCGCTTTAATAACAGGAGATCTTATTGAACTTGACGGAGGCGCTACTGTTTTAACTTTTATAACCGCAGCCGGGTGGGTAGTTAATACGCAACAGACAAAAGGCAGTTGGTTTATTAACGTAGACCAATTAGGTGGCATACGCTTATATGATACTTACCAACATGCAGTGGCTGGCTTGCCTGAAGGCCGCGTTGGGCTGGCTGTTCCTGCTGCATCAATTAGTATCACTTGTAAAATCGTCAATGCAATATCTAGAATTTTAGCAAATATTATACGTTTTGAATTATCAACAGATCGTGAAGCCGTTGATACTACCAGCCTTAGTGAAGACTTTAGAAGCCAATACAGCACAGTAATTACTGGCAGTGGCGCTATTGATTGCCAGTTTGATTATGCAAGTGTTGGCGAAACTGAAGTTGCTGTTTATTTACATAACCTCATTCTACGCCAACAATTTGGCGCTACTTTTGATGCACGGTTTTATATTTTAAGCGAAGGGCAAGGGAAAGGAGCCAATGCTGCTAATGATTCGGTATGGTATGAAGTCACAGGCATTATTACGCAAGCGGCGGTTGGATGCACTGCTGGCGACATAATTGAATCTCGGTTTACGTTTGTGACAACAGGCGAAATTGCTCTGCGGGTTCAAACTACTACCTGGAGCGATCTTGTTCTTAACTCTGCCGGTGATAGACTATTGCTGATACCCAACACTGAGGGCACAGTAAGGCTCGTGGAGGAACTGTAATGGCTGACCAAACGATCCATCAACTTGTCGAACTTACGACACCAGTTGCAGCAGACGAACTGCCCATTTTTTCGCTGTCTAGCAGTGATACCAAAAGAATTACAGTTAAGAATTTAATCCAAACAGGCGTTGGATTAGTTGATAATGCGTCAATCCCAGTTGCCAAGGTAAACCTCAGCGGCATCAGCGGCACCAACCTCACAAATGGCACGGTCACTGCCGCCAAGTTTGATACCAGCACCATCCCAGCTACAGGTGGTGTAACGGTTAGCTCTAGCAATCTGCAACTGGTGGCGCCTACCAGCCCGATTGTTCGTAATGCTGGCACTGGCAGCCTTGAACATGCGGTCTCCGGCGCTACTGCTGGCACCTATACCAAGGTTACAGTTGATACCCGAGGCCATGTAACTGTTGGCGCAACTCTTGCTGGTGCTGATGTACCAGTTGCTACATCATCTGTCGTTGGTGGTGTATCAATCCCAGCTAATGGCGGCTTAGCTTTAACAGGCGGTGGCGCTGTTAGCCATAGCAATGCAGTTGCAGGTGGTGCTAGCACACGCAGCGGCATTACATATGACGCACAAGGCCATATTGTTAGCACGGTTGCTTTAGTCGCGGCTGATTTACCTGTTGCTACAAGCGCAGTAAAGGGCGCTGTTATCGCTGGCGGCGGATTAGCTATAGATGTCAATGGCATTTTGTCTACTGCTGTTGCTACGACAAGTGATTTAGGCGGCATCAAGATTGGTAGTGAGTTTGGCCTAAATGGCAGCAACCAATTGCTGTTGGCAACACAGGCAAACGTTGCAGGTGGCACTGCATATCCAAAAGTTACCGTAAACAGCAAGGGTGTTGTTACCGCAGGGGCAGCATTAACAGCAAGCGATATACCAAGTCTTGATGCAAGTAAGATCACAACTGGTAGCGTTGATATTGCACGTATTGCAGCTAATACAATCACAGGGGCTAAGTTAGCTAATTACGCAGTATCTAAAATCGGCGATACGCAACCAACTGCTGATCATATTGGCCAGTTCTTTTTTAACCCAATTTCGAGAGATCTTTTTCTTTTCGATGGCAATGTTTACCAGCCAATTGGTATTTCAGTTGGTGAGATTGTATTTGCCGGAACCTTCGATGCATCAGCAGGTGGTGGTACAGGCCACGTAGCATCAGTTACAGCAGAAGGCACTGCTATTGGCTTGGTGGAAGGTTTGCCGTTACCTGCGGCTGCAACTGCCAATAACCGCTATTACTTAGTTGTAAGCGAAGGCGGCACCATTACTAGCGGTAATGCGCCAAACGTTGCTTTAGCGCCTCCTGATATTGTGCTATCGACTGGTATTGAATGGACAGAAGTTGACGTAAGCCAAACTTTTACCAGCGTTAGTGCATCACAAGTTGCATTTACACCAGAAGGCACGATCGCAGCTAATAACGTACAAGCAGCAATTGAAGAAGTAAATAATGAAAAGCTAGGGCTTGCGGGCGGTACGGTAACAGGCAACTTAGAGATTGGTACTGCTGGCAGTTTGAGCTTTGAGGGTTCTACCGCAAACGCTTTTGAGACAACCATTGCGGTAGTAGATCCTACGGCTGATCGGACAATCACGCTGCCCAATGAGACTGGTACTGTCATCGTCAGCGGCAATGCCTCGATCGTCAATGCCGACATCAACGCCAGCGCTGGGATTGCCTACAGCAAGCTTGCCACGCTAACCAGCGGCAACATTTTGGTGGGCAATGGCAGCAACGTTGCCACTAGCGTTGCAATGAGCGGTGATGTAACGATCACCAACGCAGGCGTGGCGGCGATTGCATCCAATGTGATCGTCGATGGCGACATTAGCGCTAGCGCCGAGATCGCAGTTAGCAAATTAGCTGATGGCACCGCCCGCCAACTGCTGCAGACCGACGCTGCTGGCACCGGCGTGGAATGGACTGACAACGTAGACGTACCAGGTACTCTGGACGTAACAGGCGCCGCAACATTTGACGGCACCGTTTACGTGGGTGGTGCGCTGACGCTGGAAGGCACCACCGCCGATGCGTTTGAGCTGACGTTTGCCTGCGAGCCAACCGCAGACCGTACCGTTACATTGCCCGATGCCACCACCACCCTGGCTGGCCTTGGCGTAGTTCAGTCGTTCACCGTTGCGCAACGTGGCACAGTATCGGCGTTAGGTGCTGTTGCTGCTGGTACAACAACATTAGATCTTGCTACAGCAAATAATTTCAGCCTCAGCTTGCCCGCAGGTGGGACGGTAACGCTTGCTAATCCAAGCAATCAAACTGCTGGTCAGTCTGGTGTTGTGACAATCACTCAAAACAGCGGCACTGCGGCCACCGTTGCCTATGGAGGCAACTGGAAGTTCCAAGGTGGTGCACCTAGCGTGAGCACCACGCTTAGCAGCGTCAACGTGATTGCCTATTATGTTGAATCATCTAGCCGCATTACGGCGCAACTACTTACCAACACGATTTCCTAATGATTCCTGGAAGTGCTAATCCGCTACTACTAAAAAGTGCAGCCGCCGCTGGTGGTTTGCAGATAGAACGTAGCCTCAGGTTTAATTCAGCAGACTCGGCCTACTTGTCTAGGACCCCGGCAGTAGCGGGGAATAGGCGGACGTGGACGTGGAGCGGGTGGGTAAAAAACTCATATTCTCCTAGTAATTTCCCACGCATATTTTCTGCCGGAACAACAACTGCAGATAGCATGGAGATTACGCTCCTTGCTGCTGCTGATGGTAGTCAGCTTCGAGTTCTTGGTGATGTTGGTAGTACACGTAAATTAAATTGGACCACTGCAAATGCTTTCCGCGACCCAGGCTCTTGGTTCCATTTAGTTGTTGCACTTGATACAACGCAAGCAGTTGCAGCCGATAGATTAGGTGTTTACATAAACGGGACCAGAATAACCACTTCAGGTGGTAGTGGTGTTTTACCCAGTCAAAACGATGTATTTGAAATAAACAATACTTCAACCCATTATGTTGGAAGATCTGTCCCATATTCAGAATATATGAATGGCTACCTCGCCAACATCCACTTTATCGACGGCCAGCAACTAACCCCCAGCAGTTTCACCGAAACCGAT